AATATAAATAATAATCATATCCATCAAAATTAGTTATAATATTGTTTATTTGAGTTTCATATATTGTTTGAGTATTTCCAATGGCTACAGATGATGAATTTGTATTATTTAATGTCGCTATGGATGAAGAATATTGTTCTATTAAACTAACTTTGTAATAAAAATTTTCTAATCTTGTTTTAACTGAGCTAAAATGAGTGAATTCTGCAAAGTTAGTATAGTCAATGTTTATATCAATTTCTTTTTCTTCAAGTAAACTACTTAGTTGATTGAATGAACTAGTTAATGTTGTTGCAGTTAAATCTTGATATGATTGGTTTAAAGTTGAATTATTTATTTTATCTTTTAATTCTAGATTAAAATTAGGACCATTAATAGGAACTGTATCTATAATTACTATAGGAACATCTTCAAAAATAACCTGGTATGCTATTGGTTCTTCTATAACAGTTACAACCCACAATAAAGAATTTAAATCATATTGGTCTGAAAGAGGTTCATATAATTTTATTAGTATTGTTGGATTGGTAGGATCTTGGGTATCTAATTCAATGTTATTAGCTATAGCTAATTGATTATCTCCAAAATTTAAATAAAAATCTAAAAAATATGAACTACTTACTCGTTGTTGGATTAAATTATTTGATTGCTCAATAAGATCTATTTCTGTTAACGACGTACTATCTAATCTAATTTCAGTCCTATCAGATGAAATTTCGGTAATATAAAGATTTTGGAAATTTGTTCCAATTTGTTTATTAAAAATATTAAAATACGCTGTGTATTCACCCTGATCATATCCTAAATCAATAAGGGTTTGCTCAGGATCAATTATTATTTCAGATATATCTCCATCATTACCTGGTGATTGTCCATCATTTTGGATAGTATATTGAGTAAAATTATAATCGGAATCAAGAATATTTTTATTGTTGTCGTATACAAAAAACTCAAGATAACTACTAGAGGATAAATTTGTTTTAACATCAAATGAGGATATTAAGTTTGTGTCTTGGTTTTCATATGTTTGTGAAAGAAAACTTTGAGCATCTATTTGTATAATTTCTGCAGCCATTATAATGTGGTTCCTGTTTGTAATTGTATATTTTGTTTTTGAACTTCTAATAAATCAATTCTTAGTTGAGCTATTTCAGCTTGTAAGGCAGTTATTTCTTCTTGATTAGCTTCAAATCCAATATATTCACTACTTTTTTTAATTAAATATTCATGGGAGTTAGTTTCTCCTAATTCTGGTATATCGTAAAATAAATCATTGTACATACTAAAAAATTCATTAGTTGTAGGTTGTATATCAATTCGTTCTTGAATTGTTTTAACACCTAATTGGGTAAAGGATGTATCAATTATTTTAGAATATTGGGTTTTATTAAATACCTGTTTGTTTAAGCTTATATTTTCACTCATCCGTTTATAACTTTAAAATAATAATTGTCATCAGATATTATAGTTGAACCATTAATATTTGTTTTAATTAAAATTTTATAATATCTCTCAGGTTCTAATCCACTCATATAAACATTAAAATAATTACCATTTACATCAGAACTAATCTGAGTATAATTGTTATCGAAGTTAACAACAAATTCATTGGTAGCCAAGTCTTTTATGGCATAATATGAACTAGTTGGTAAGTAATTTAAATTGGTAAATAATGATGCTGTTTGATATGTTCTAGTTGGGTATAAAGGACTTACATTTAAGTAAAATCTATTTATACTTTCTGGAAAAAATGTACCTGGATTTTCTGCTAGAGACATTTTTAAATCAACTGTATTTATTATACTTGAAGTAGCAGATCCAGTTAATACGGTTTTATAATCTCTCCATCTAAATTCTAAACACGGAGGATAAATTGTATTTGTATCAACACTATAATATTTAAATATAGGTTGGTTGTTTTCATTAGCACTAAATTCTAAAGAACTTGTAAGTTTAACTAAAAATCCATTATTTAAAATTACTGAACTAGACCAAGCATTAACTATATTTAACGTTAAGTTCAATATCTTTAGTAGAGCGTAAGCCGAATGATGCAGTTACTAAATAATTAGAAGATGTAAAAAAATTACCTCCTCCTTGAGAAGAATATGCTGGATTAAATGAACTTGTATAATATCCCCCTGTAGTACTTCCACTTGGGATCCATGGGTTAGAGCCCGAATATGAGGCATATACCCAAGATGCCCCATCTACTTCTTGTGGGTTATCTAAAGCATACCCAGTACCATTATTCCATGATTGGGCTAAAGTACGTAGTTCTAATTTAGTATTTTGATTTAATCCTCGTGCCTCGGCTATAAAATTTTTAAAATATATATCATAAGAGTTATTTCCAATTTTATCAGAATATATGTCTAAAATTTCTTCCTGGTCAAATAGAATTAGATATCTTGATACTCCAGGAATACCACTAATATCTATAATATTAGAAGTTTCTAAGATAGCATCTAACCCAGTGTTCATGATTGGGTAAGCAGAATATAATGTGGTATCTTGAGTTGGGAAAATTTTATATACGGCCATTAATATATTTTATTATAAATATAGCGTTATAAAGGAACTACTTTACCTTTTATATCATTATTTAGATATTTTACCTCAAAAATACTAGGATCTAATGAAGGATAAATTACTTGGTTTTGAGTAGCAGATGATATATCATATGCATATTGAGAATATCCAGATGTTGTTCCTGCTTTATTTGAAATAGTTATATTTTTAATTGTTTGAACACCTTTAATTTTATCTAAAAGAATATATAAATCCCTTATCATTATAGGCTGGTTTAACTGCCATTTACTTATATCAAAATATGTTTGTAAAGAAGAAATACATGATAAAAGTACATCACTATTGTTATATTCCGGCAATACTATGATTTCAAAATCAACACCGATATTAATTATAAATGCATCTTTAATTTCAATATTATCACCAATCATTCTATATTGGGATAAATAAGTTCTTAAATTATTCTTTAAAGTTTCTGTTGCATTGCTTAAATACCCGGATGAGTTTTGAGATAAAACATATAGATTTAGGGTTTCAATAGTTGAAACTTGATTATCTGTAAGTTTTGGTTGTTCAATATATGCTTTAGTAACAGCACCATAATCAGAAGGCATACTTAAAGCTCTGATTAAATAATCATCTGCGGTAACTGATCGTTGTTGGGACGCTATAAGTGATAGGGTATTTTGTCTAATTTCTTCTAATGTATCTCCACCTCTACCTCCAGATGCGGCCTCGGGATTATTAGTAGCTAAAGAAGTAAATATATAATTTGATGTAGTAGGATTTAAATTTGTATTATTAAATTTAGCATTTGTTGTAGTTAATCCTGTTAACGTATTAGATGGTATATTTGAACCTACTCCTCCACCTGTTAAATATCTAACGGTTAAAGTAGTATTGGAAGGTGATATCCCATATGTTCCTGTAAATAAAAAATTAACTGGGGAGTATGCTGTTGTTAATTTATCTTGGGTAAATGGTAAACCTAAACCTACATTATTAGCATTTGGTGTAATTTCTTCATCATCATCTAATGGAGAACCGGCACCAAATTGGATTTGTAAATTAGATAAAGATGTAAAGCGAGTTGCAAAACGTCGTTGTATTTTTTTAAGTCTTAATAAGTATGGAGTATCATCTATTTTATTAGGATTATATATGTTAGTATTTTTAATTGGATCTAATACCATTTCTTGACCTAAATGATCTACTTCATACCATTTATTTCCTTGGGAATCAATAATATCTAATATTTTAATAATATTAGTACCTTGAATGTTTATTGTTTGAAATTGTTGGGGGGTAGTAAATGAATATGTTTGACTTACTATAGTAGCAGAAATAGCATTTCTACTTTTTTTCAATAAAAAATATTGTGGTATATTACCAGCGGTTTGATATACAGTAATTTCTGTTGGATCTAAAGAACTTGATACAGAAAAATCTACTTTATCTTGTGTAATAAAGGTAGTTCCATTTTGAGAAGAAACTGTTGTATTTTCTCTAAGAGTTATTGAATAATCATAATCCGGAACATATTCACCACTAACTAATTTGGAAGGTAATTGTTGATAAAAATTAACTGTTGTTTGTGCAACACCAGTAGTTTTTGGTTTATATCCAAACATATATGCTAATTCAAAAACATTATTTGTTTGTTGAGCATATTGTACAAATGTTTCTTGAAATTGGTTATCTAAATAAAAACTTAAAACATCTCCAACATATGAAGCTTGTTCCATAAACATCATCCCAGGGGATGTAGGTGAAAAATCTGTATATGTTTGAGGAAAATATGTTCGAGTATATTCTATTAAACGTTGTCTAAACTCAGAAAAGTCACGGTTAATATATCTTATATCTCTATTTGTAGTAGCCATTATTATATTTGTAAAGTTAATTGATCATTTATATTAGAGTTTGCAACTGAATATTTTAAATATATTGTGACTGTGTTAGTGTCATCATTTTTTAGGACATCTAAAGTGTTTACAATAATGCTAGGAAATATACTTTTTATTTTATCGCCAACTTGTTTTTCTAACCCAATTAAAGTTCCTTCAGCTATTTGTTCAAAAATAAAAGCTCTTAATCCTCCTCCAAATGTTGGATTTAATGGAAGTTCTCCTGGGTTTATAAGAAAATAATTAATTAGGTTATTTTTTATTGCTTGAGAGGTTAAATAATTAGGTGTAAAAACAGAGGGACCATTAAATGGTAAATTCACCCCAACAGCAACGTTTGGATTTAAATCAATCGGATTTATCTGTTGAGGATTAAATGCCATTATTTAGTGTTTAAAAGTCCCATAATTTGATCCATACCTAATTCACCGGATCCTAAATTACCATTTACGGGATCACCATGTGGTCTAAATGATGGTTGAGCATCTTGTGAGGTAAAACTTAGAGCGGTCTCACCTAATACTTCAGCATACTTAGATCTAAAGTCTATTGGTGGTGGTGCATAAGCTGGTTGTGAAGGAGATGAAGGAGGAGAGTAAGATTCTCTAACTATTTGTTTAGGTGACTTTAATGCTTCTAATAAAATATCTTTCAATTCTTCTTGAATTACTTCTCTTACGGCTTCTTTAATTAATTTTTTAAAATCTGTGGTTTTCATATGGTTATAAATATAGGGTTAATCGGCTTTTAAATCATTTTGTTGAATATAGAATACAAGCTCATCTATTAATATTTGATCAATTGAGCTAAATGAAAATTCTCCTTTTAACATTACTACGCCTGATTTATTTCTTGCTATAGCTCTTCGACGTTTTAAGGAGTTATTTGTTACTTCAGTTTCAACACCCATTTCAAATCCATTTACATTTATAATTACTGGGGATAATTGTTGGGATTGTTGGTTAGTTAATGCGGTCAATTCTAAAGCTACTTTTTCTTGATCAGCATCCGGGTAACATTTTTGTACAAGTGAATCGAGTAAATTTAATAATTGAAGAGCTTGTAAAAGAACTTGTCTTAATAAAACTAAAATAGATAAAATACCAGTGTTTATAGTTCTTAATTTGCCTATAAGTTTATCAATTTTATCTTTATTATCTTGAATAGCTAATATAACATTAGTTGGAAGACCAGGTACTCCAGGTACTCCTGTAGATGTTGGTATAGGTAGATTTTTTAAAATATTAAATGCTATATTTAAACCTTCTATAATACCCCCAGTAATACCTAATGCTTTAGTAGTATTATCTATTAATTTTAAAGTATTGTTTAATTGTTTAACTAATTTATTCTTTTTATT